ATATAACACTAGGTTCCGGAACATTTGGTTGGCCAGTATTACCTCATGGTGGAGGAACATTTTATAATATGACAGGGCGATATGTTGGTGCCGTTCCATCTCGTGGTCGTGGTGCTACATATGGTGAATTCATACCAGGCACGAGTGCTGGTGTAGCCGGTGAAATATTAGCGGCTGCCGTAAATTATCAAAATAATAGCATTAGTAATTACGATGTATTTGTAGGTAATTATGGTACTGCATCACCATTTGGCAGAGCTAGAATCGGAACCGCTTTAGCAGGAACATTTGGTTCATTAGAACTATCTTTTACAGTAGGATCAGGTATTCCAGTAGCACCTACAGATTATATAGGAATTTATGTAGAAGATCCACAAATTACATTACCACCAAATACACCACCTACTGTATTAATAGAAGGAACCGTATATTTTTCATTAATTTAGGCATGTATTAGTGATTAAAATAAGACTAATGTAATAGAATTAATCTTATTTTAGATTAGTATAGTATAGTAGTATACATGTCAGCAAAATATAAACTCGTGTTGCGACCGGATGAAGTAGTGCCAGGTACTGGTCTCAGAACATTAAATGGACTAGCTATACAACCATATGTTGACTCAAGTGGAAATATAGACATGTGTGGAAATTATTTACTAGTGAAAAATATAGAAGCTGGAACAGAAGCATTTACAACCAATGGAGAAAAAGGAATTATAAATGTATTTAGCAATTCCACTACAACTAGTGTTTCCTGTATTAATTTCAATCATGATATAAATAATATAGGTGGTAATAATCGTCGTTATTGTTCATTTCAGCCAAATAGTACAAATTTTATAGCCGGATCAATAACAGGTAATCCATCAACTGTATCATTCAATACCACTAGCGACGAAAGAGCAAAGAATCTAGTAATAAATAATAGTATAACTAGTAAATCTTCGCGTTTCAATAGTATAAATAACGGCTCCTATAATTCCTATATATTAAGCAGTGATTCACCCCCTTCAATTGGAAATATCTCATACACTTCCTGGTTAGATTCAGTAAATCACTTATATCCAGTTATATATCAATTTAAAAGTGATGTTGTAGCAGATACGTCATTCAATTTTGACCTCAGTTTAAATGATTCAATAGAAACTAGGTCGGTAAATTACCAAGGATTTTTCGCAGAGGATGTTCAAGCCGTTTACCCACCAGCCGTTACGGGAAGGCGAAATCATACTGATTCAAGTGGAAACCCAATATATCAGCAATTAGATATGACAAAATTAATTCCTATGATGGTAGGAGCAATTAAAGAATTATCAGCAAAAGTAGAAGGTATAGAAAATGCTATAATTAGTTCAGATTACGTAGAGTATACAAAATGATTCAGATTGAAATGGATAATAACACGTGGTATATGAATAAAATAACCAATGTAATTAAAATTATTAAAATTATTAAAATTATTAAAATTATTAAAATTATTAAAATTATATAATATATATAATATGCCTGAGTATTCGCCTTACTTAAAAGACATAAATGGGAATATATCTATTATATATACACGTGCTAATGATGGATCATACAATCAGATATATGGCATATCTGGTGAGTATTATACACATATGATAGGAAAATCATCTGAAAAAAACAATCAAGGTCAAGATATAAGTGGAATACCGTTTATAGGTTATAAAGATACAGATGAAAATAATCTAGTGTTTTATAATAATGATGGCGTTACACTAGATATGATTGGTATAAATCAATCGGTTGCTGTAGTCTTGTTAAAAGTGTCAGAATAATTTAATAATATTTTTAATTACACCATTGAAGATTTAAAACGGGACAAATTAGTTTAGAAATATCATAATGGATAAAGATGAAAAATAAAGGAATGGATAAAACCCAAACCAGACCAATTGAGTGTCATCGTGACGAGTTTTCACCTGTAGAACAACATTAGCGGGGTTAAGTAAGACGATCGGCAATGAAAAGGTTGCCTATTGATTTTACACTTTTGATAAAAAAATGAAACGACTTAAATAGTTTGTTCCATTTTAAATTACCAAGGGTGTAATGAAGTTAGAATATACAACTGATGTGTGTGGGAATGAAATATTACAAGACGAAACCGGTCAACATCAAGTAATGATGGCTTGGGAAAAACCTTATATGGAAAAATGTATTGAATATTTGGAACCCTGTGGTTCAGTATTAGAAATCGGTTTTGGTTTAGGTTATTCGGCCACTAAATTATGTTCTTATGAAAATGTAACGGAGTATACTGTCATTGAATGTTGTCCTGAAGTATGGACCAAGTTTGAATCATTCAAAACGGATGTATTGGCTAATAAGCGTCCCGATTTAAAAGTAAATATCATTAAGGGACGATGGGAAGATGTCTTGAGTGAATGTGGAGTATTTGATAGTGTATTTTTTGATGATTATAATGGTTCAGTCACCCATGAATCAGTAAATAGGTTTAACAAATTTTTATACCAATTACTAGTGAATCAACATACCAATATTGGAACCAAAATATGCTGTTATTCTACAGGACATACAGAATATAATATTTCAGGACTAGAACAGAAATCATATGAATATATTATTGATGTACCCAAATATTGTAATTATGCCAAAGGTGATAAGATGTATATACCAGTCATTAAACAAACTATAGACTATCATAATGCTTCCACCACTATTTTAGAGGAATTGAAAAAAAAGTTACTACATCCACAAAATGAAGTAACCGAAGCACAGAAACAATTCCATGAGCAAGTTGTTAAGGCGAAGAAGTATTTTGATAAACCAAAGAGTATATATTGTAATCTTATGGTTATAGACAATTTTTACATAAATGCGAAAGAAACACGTGATTATATATTGTCACAAGAATTCAAGGTTCGTGGAAATTATCCGGGTCAAAGAACGACTTCCAGAGCAACCCAACATTTAAAGGAAATGATTGAAGGGTATATTCAACATTTTGCTGGGAAAATCATTGATTGGCCGATGCCTGACGATGGACGAAACAACAATGATACCTACAATGGTGCTTTTCAATACACAACAAGTCGTGACCGAACATGGATACATAATGATGGATGGAATAATTGGGCAGGAGTTCTCTATTTAACACCTAATGCTCCAGTCAATTCAGGAACCGGTATCTACCGTTTTAAAGACGGCACGAGAACGGTTGATGAGGCGGAAGCACGAGGAAACAAGAAAATAATAGATGAAAATTCACAAGATTACACTAAATGGGAGCTTGTGGATAAAGTAGGCAATGTATTTAATCGTCTTGTTCTGTTCAATTCAAAACAATATCATGCGAGCATGGACTATTTCGGAACCAATAAAGAGAATGGGCGACTATTTCAAGTATTCTTCTTCTCAACTGAGAAATAATGTTTACATTATATAAAAAGGAGCGAAATACATATAATATAATATTTTATATGTATTTTATATGTATTTTATTATTTGTAATGCTACTACATAGCATCTAACATGAATTGTTTGTTTTTTTCAATTCTTGCTTTACTGTTCACAAATTCATCATCATCAATGATTTCATTTATTAGTGATAATCCTTCGTCATATTGCTTTGTCCAATAGCAAGATACTGATAATTCGTCATTTAAATATTTTCCATAGGCAGATGGATTGACAAATAATGTATATTTTTCGTTAACGAGTGATAATTTTTGCTGTTGAGCTAATTTTAAATATTTATATCCTAATATTGTATTTGATTTATCGTTGAAATATTTACCTAATATGTAATATGGTTCGGCACGGTCGCCAAATATAGCAATGGCTTTATTCATTTGAGCTAGAATAATTTCATCATCATATTTTAAATATATCATACATTTCGCAATTCTCAGGTGTGATTCAAATACTTCCTCTATCCAGGTATCTTTTAACTTGGTATATAACGTATACCATTGAATTGCTTCTTTATGATGATTTGCATCCATATAACTTTGAGCACAATAAAAAGCCGATCTATTAAGGATACCATGTGGATCGTCATACAATACTTGAAAGAATTGTTCTTTTAAAGCATGAGCATCTTTTATATATTTTGATGGATCAAACATCCTTGCTCCTCTCTCATTATTGTCAACCCATAAATTATCACGTATAAAACAGGAAGATTCTGTAATATTTGCTTTATTTAAACAAACTATAATATTATGAGCAACACCTACGTATTTCCATTTGATTTTATTATTATATAATACAGATGCTTTGAATACTGAACTACCACGTTTCATAGTCAAAATATACTTATCCGCTAATTTATTATTGTATAATTCATCCGTATTGAAATCACCCATTAACCAATCATCCGCATCCAAATGTAATAAAAAATCGCTTTTATTATAACACCGTTCAAATAATAGAGATTTATTCACTTCAAAACCACACCATTCATCTAACCATAATTCACCAGGTATATTTTTCTCCGTAAAAAAATCAATAATTAATTTACATGTATTATCTGTAGAACCAGTATCACATATCACCCAATAATCAATATGTTTGTATACGCTGTTCAAAGTGTCTATTATAACATGTTCTTCGTTTTTACACATACTTCCAAAACACAATTTTGGTGGAGTATTGTCTTGCTTATCTAATTTAAATAATACACTCATTTACATTAGATAATAGTCTTATTTTTATATGGTCTTTTTGTATAAGTTAAATTTTATTAAATTTTATTAAATTTTATTAAATTTTATTAAATTTTATTAAATTTTATTTTATATTTTGAATACTATCTGTATAAAAATTAGTTAAATAAACATCATAATCAGGTGGTAAATTATTATTGTCTTCAATTGGTATATTTATTATGCTAGTAGGTCTATCAAACAAGTCCTTTCCATTTTTTATTCGTTGTTCTATTAGTTTTTCATCAGTAAATTCTGATTTATTGTATTCTTGATGACTAAAACTTTCAAGTTTATTTTTTATAAATTTTTCATTACCAAAATAACTTAAATGCCATCCCGCGTTTTTAATACTTGGACAACTATAAAATCGTATCTTATCACATGATATATTGAGTTCATTATATTTTTGAAATGTAATTATTTTTGAATGATACCATTGATGATCCATTTTTGAATTTAAATTATAGTAATAAAAATCCATTTCAAGTATATTTATATCTACTACAATATCCTTATTTTTTATTTGTTCTAATATTTTAGGATTTGGTATTTCATCCAAGTCAGTAATAGTAATAACATCATTATTTTGTAAAGATAATTTATCTAATCCTCTTGAAATACAATCTCTTTGATATCGTTCATTAATCCATTGTTCATCTATTTCAATATTTATATTAGGATATTTATGTGGAAAATCATCTACAATAACGTGTATAATTTTGTGATTGAATTTTTCAAATATTTGTTTGTTTTCTTGATAAAATAATGGTTTTTCTTTACCCACATGAGTGTGTGTTGCTTCCACTAATACAAAATAATCAACTATGTCATTCAATATATTCAGACGATAGGTAAGCATATCTAATTCATTGTAGAATGTAAAACAGTCCACTATTTTTGGTTTAATGTCATATACAATACATTCTTTATTTGGTAAATTAATAGCAGTATAAATTTTATTCAATGTTTCAATATTTTTACAAACAACACCCAGTCCAGCAGAATGTGTGAAATAGAATTTTGGGTATTGAATATCATTAAAAACTTTTCCAACAGAATCTGGGTAAGATATTACATCATGAAATAATATTACAGCATTTTCACTTGTTTTGGTTATCCATTTATTATAATCATTTGATACTGCTTCAATCGTATGTAATCCATCTATGTGTAAAATATCTATTGTTTCGTTGAAATATTCGTATACATTATCGAAATACCCTTTAATAAAGTTTATATTATTATTCAGATAATTATTTTTATTAAAATCATCATTCAATGTTTTAACTATATCAAATGTATTTTTAAAACCAGCTTGTATATCACCATCAAATGAATCGATTCCGTAAACAATTCCTTTATTAGCCGATGCGAATGAAAATGTAGAATGTCCATAATCCACACCTAAGTCAACTATAACCGATGGGTTTAACAATGTTACTAACCAATTAGCAAATTTCATATGACCTAACCACGCACTGGAATAATCTTGAGTTAATTTATTAATAATAACAGATGAATTGTAATTAACACCTGGATATACATTCATATAATGATTTATTTTAGAATTATGTAATTCATATACAGATGGGTTATTTTTACATAACCAATATTCAGCATCATTTGGATTTACATTTTCTGTTTTTTCAATTAAATCAGGTAATTCTGATATATATTGTGAATCTGCCCACCAAAAGTTACCACTGAAATGTTTGGGATTTCTAATTTTCATTTGTTCATCATAATAATTACAACCAATTGCTTGAATGCCAGTATTCATTTTTTCAAGACATAATTCAAAACGTTCGACCAGAAAATATAGCATCATATCAATCCAATCATTTTCTTTTAGGTTATTATCATCATAACTGATACCCTTGGTGTGTAAATATAAAATATTATGATTCATATTTTCTTTAGAAAAATGCTGTATTTTATTGATAGTTGGTATTTCGTATAAATCTGGATTATCAGAATAATTACAAATCTTAACTTTATCACCGTATATGTTTTCTTGTATTGGAATACCAATATTATTAATATATATGGTTTCTAGACGATGTATTAGTCCAGTAGTTTTAATTTTATCAATTAAATATTCAAGCCGTTTTAATCCTTTATTTTTTAAGTGACAACTATGAATAAAACATATATTTTTAGGTAACATATTGTTAATTAGGTCAATATTAAAAAAATCACTATATTCTATTTGTATTAAATTTGGATATTTATTCTCAAATTCTTTATCTAATTCATAACTAGTTTCTGATAACACATTAAAACCAGCTTCTAATAATCTATCACAACGAATATGTTCAAAAATATTTGAGGGAATATGAAAAAACCCATGTATATTTAAAATT